GAGGTATAACTGGTTTACTTTCAACAGGTACGACATCTTTTTCTGTAATGTCTAGTATCTCGTTGAGTTTGTCCTCAACCTTTTTCATTAACTATCTTTATCTGTACCAGAAACAGGATCGTATGTGTCAGCATCTTGAAAGAAAGAATGTTCTTCATTAAACCCAAAGTTATCATCAGCATCCGCTGTTGTTGGATTAGGTGTGACAACCAATCTCTGTTCTCTTTTTGCTTCATTAACAGCTGTATTAGTATATTGATCAACCTGAACTCTTTTAATAACTTTCTGACTTGATACAGGTCCATATAAATACATTTTTGCTGTAAAGTTTAGAGTGTACATAATAACTCGTCTTTCAGTAAACTCACCATCATAACTATCCTCATATGACACATCATTTAAAACAATAGGCACATCACGAACAACCTCTAGTGTTGGCATGACATTTAAAGTTATTGTATAGTCTGGTTGAAATGTTGGTAGTATTTGCTCGACTACTTGTAAAGCATCTTCACTATTTTTTGCCATTGCAAATAAACTAAACCCAACATTATATGGTACCGGCATGTAAGAATTTTGTAATGACTTACTATCTGCNCCTTTTACTTTTTTAAACTTTTGTATTCTATTTAATTTTCTCGCAGGATCATATTGTAGTGTAGTCATTTCAAAACCTATACGAGGTAATGTTAATGCTGTTGTTCTTACGTTATCTGCTGATCTTGAACTATCTTGATCAATACGGGTTAAAAATTTTTGTTTTGGTCCGTACGCCAAAGGCACTTTCATTTTTTGTATTGTTTTACCTGTTGAATTTTTACGATAAACATATAAGTCGTTAAATAAAGTACCAAAAGCAACAACGGTCTTTCGTATCAATTCATGGTATTGTGCGTCTTTAAACATTATATCTCCTAATTATCTCTTGGATCACCAAATGGATTTTTTTCTGTGAAATCAAAGATATCGTTATTAGAATCGAAATCATCAAGTCCAGCAGCTGTATCAAAGGCAGCGTTGTCTCCACCAATTGGGTCTTCGTTCATGTTTTCTGTTGCGGCGTCTTCTAGTAATATATATTCGACATATTCTGGATCATCTTCGTATAGTATATTATCGCCATCTGTTTCATCAATTAAGAACTCACCTGCTTCTGTTAATACTGCTTCTACATCGCCAACAATATTTTCAGAAAGTAAAGCACCTGATGATGTAGTTCCACTTTCTAGTGATATTTGATTAACCAATAAGTCCATGGTATCTTTGTCCAAACGAGTGTCAATATCAAGTACACCTGTTTCGACAGATTGTGATTCATATTCCCATACAGAACATTTAAGTTTAAATATAGGAAGATCATTAATCTGATACATTGGATCTTCATCTTCAACAAAATCAATTTGCCAAAACTTTTTAAATAATGGCATCCATATAATATCACCTTCTCTTGGTCTATTAATTGAAAGAGTGTTTGAAGAATTATCAACCAGTATTTCAAATGTTCTTCTTGAAACTACAAAGGTTAATTCATCTCTAACTTCTAAACCAAACTTACCTATTAGATCACCTTGACCAGCAAAACCATTTACGTCTTCAACATACATCTCAATGGCATATGCGTCTGTAAATTTATCTGTGGTATTACCTAATACACTATCTCTGGTTATTTCTTCTCTAGGTAAATAGTAAGTATCTTGACCATAGATTTTTAATTGTTCTATGATTAAGTCTTCGTAAAGATTTTTTTCTGCTTGTGTGCCATGACTGAAATATGTATTTCTCATGGTATTATCCTACCATATAATGTGGTGGTAATTCATATGCAAGTTGTATTTGTTCTTCTAATTTAGTTAGTTCCTCTTGAGCTTGTGTGTAAATCTGTTCACCATTTAATTGAACACCACCTAACATTGCTACACCTTGAAACTTAGATAAGTTTGTTCCCCATTGTTTTTTAATTAATTGTATAAGATATTTTTTTAAAAAGATATCATCAAATACATCAGAAAAATTTGTACCATCTAATTTACGATAACATTCTATAATTAAAAAATCACCTGCATCAACATCATTTGCCCAATCCATATCAATGTATAATCTGTTAGTGTGTTGATTAAATCTTACTGGTCTTTCACCAACAAGTATATGATCTAATAAATCTAAATGTCTTAGTGTCATATCATAATGAATTATACTTGTAGATGAAAAATCATACAAGTCATTTAATCTTAATTGATATCTTACGTCAAATAAATTTAATGCGGCCTTATCTGTAAAAGGAAATACTTGAACTACGGACATGACATTTGAAGGCATAGGTATATAATTTTTACCTTCTTTGAAACTTGCTGTGACTGTGGAATCTCTACTATCTGTCACAGTAGATAATGTTTCATCACTTCTTGCTCTTGTGATATCTGCTGATTGCACCTCATATTTAAGATACATTCTTTCTACACCATCATAGTGATATTGAGCAAAATATTGTAGCGCTTCATCTATTCTATCTTCAACCTGATCATCTTCTACGTTTATTTCGATAACAGGTTTACCTAATGCACGAAGGGCATATTGTTTCAATGTTTCTCTACTAGTAATTGGGTTTTGTTGTGCCATGTTATAGTCCTTCTATTAGACTATTTATATTAACCTAGCGCCACGGCTTGAGCAATAGCAAATGCAGCAGTAGTTTTTGTGTCTAATTGTGTTTGAATATTACTTGATACNCCATCTAAATGACCTATTTCAGTTGATGTCACAGCACTTACAGATACATCACCACTACCATCTGAAACTAATGCTCTAGAGGCAGTAAGGTTTTCCATCTTACTAAATTCTATTGCAGCACTAGATTTAATATCTGCATTTACTAAGTTTGTAATAGTGTTATTATCACTATCAATACTTTTGTTTGTGAGTGTATCAGTTGTTGCTTTACCTACTAATGTATCAGTTGCGTTAGGTAGTGATACTGTTCTATCTGCTGTAGGATCTACGACTGTTAATGTAGTTTCGAAACTATCATTTGTTGCACCTTCAAATATCATAACTGCGTCTTCAAGTAAAGTTAATGAAGTACCNACAGTTGGTGTATTAATAATAGGACTTGTAAGTGTTTTATTTGTTAATGTGTTAGAACCTGCTAGGGTTGCAAAACTATCACTTTGTAATGCACTATTAAACTCTGCTACTGAACCTGTTAATGTGTTGTTTGCTAAGTCAATAGATTTATTTGTAAGTGTTTGTGTTTCTGCAATTAAAGCAACCGTACCTGTTGCGTTAGGTAATGTAATTGTTCTATCAGCAGTTGGATCTACTACTGTTAAAGTAGTTTCAAAACTATCTGCTGTGCTACCTTCAAAAGTAAATGATGCTGCATTAACTGCCATACCTGTAATAGTAGGATTGTTTATAACAGGTGATGTTAATGTTTTATTTGTTAGTGTTTCTGAACCTGTTAAAGAAGCAAAACTTTCTGATTGTAAAGCAGCATTAAATTCTGCAAGTGAACCTGTAAGTGTATTACTACCTAAATCAATAGATTTGTTTGTCAAAGTATCAGTTGTTGCTTTACCTACTAATGTATCAGTTGCATTTGGTAAAGTAAGTGTTCTATCAGCAGTTGGATCTGTGACTGTTAATGTAGTTTCAAAACTATCTGCTGTGCTACCTTCAAATACGATTGAACTATCTGAAAGTGTTAAACCAGAAACAGTTGGTGTTGCAATAGATGGACTATTGACTGTAGGACTAGTTAATGTTTTATTTGTTAATGTTTCAGAACCAGTTGTTGATACCAAAGTTGCGTTTGATACAGCACTATTAAATTGTGCAAGTGTACCTGAAACTGAATTACTTCCTAAAGCGATAGTTTTATTTGTTAATGTATCAGTAGTTGCTTTACCAACAAGAGTATCACTTGCATTTGGTAATAAAATTGTTCTATCTGCTGTAGGATCGACAGTTGATAATGTTGTTTCAAAACTATCTGCTGTTGCACCTTCAAATACAAAA